TGTACTAACCATTCAGATTTTTTTCACGTCGAGTTTACTTTCATATATCATTTGTTATAGAGCTATAGCAACTTGTAATAGTAGAATATATCTGTTATAAGAATATACCTTCTTTGCATAGACGTTTTATTTCTTGCATTTCGTCATAATGAATATTATCATGAATTGGCATAAATTTTATTTCTTCACATTCTATATAACCATTGATAGTATTTAGTTTTTTCCATTCTGAAACTTTATATCCATAAGGGTTTATCTCGGTATTGTAAGGATTCTTAGTAAATAATTGCAGAAAAGGTGTTAAGCCCGCCATATATTGAACGTCATAATTTGCAGATTTATTAACAAAGCTTTGATACAAATTCAAAGTATAGAGTATATCGAAACCGCCTTGCCCGTCAAAAGTGTATATTTTTCCGCGTTTATCTGTCTTAAGAATAGTAACTATTTTTCCTGTTATTATATTCAATCTGTAAAACAGATATAATTTACTATTCATAATATTATTTATATCTAATGTTTTGAAACCTATAAAAGGTAAATATATTTTTGCTGTTGTGAAACCGTCATAATCGAAAACGTTTTTATAATATTCGTCAACGCTGATATAACCACAATTAGCATTGATTATTTCGTCTTTTATTACTTCGCTTTGAACTTTTGTATTATAAGCTCCAATATAGATATTGTCTTTTTCATATTCGGGAATTCTGAAATAAACTTTTCTTAAAGAGTAAATATATTTGCTTACGTCGTCATATGTAACGTCATGTATATTTGACATATCAATAAATGCACCATTAGCTATAACTTGTAATTCTTCGACGCTCGGTTTATAAACATTGATAAAACCATAATTTATATTATCGTTTATTTCTGATTCTTCAAAATCGCCAATATCTTCAATCGTTGCGCCGTAAATGTATATAGGATTAGTATAAAATTTTCCACCGTATGTTATATGTAATCTATTATCTGATAAATATTCTGCTGATAATTGCAAACGGTATTCATAATCACTAACTTTATCGAAATAGTTTTTCTCGGTATCAGAAATTTCGCTGTCTATGTAATATGGGCTATCTTTGAAAATATATCCTTCGTTTGCAGTTAAAATTATTTCTATATCTTGATTAGTACCTGTATATTCTAAACCTACTTTAGAGCAATGATTCAATTCATATATTAGAGCTATTGCGGGATAAGCATTTGCATTGATACTGATTATTCTGCCGTCATATTCGGTAAATGTTTTCGTATAATTAAAATCGTCTATTTTATCAAAATCATAATTAGCCATAACGCTATAACCGCTTGCATTGTATAGAGCAAATGACGGCGTTTTTTTTTGAAAGAAAAATCCTCTATCAGCGGTAATAATCATATTGGTATTTAATTCGATAGAGCTATCAGTTATGTTTGAAGTGCAATTAGTTAAATTGTATTTTTTAATTGATATAGCCATTGTGATTATCCTTTCAAAATAGTTACTATCTAGCTTTAATCGTCGACGTTATTAAAATGATACTGCCTTTTCTGTCAAAAGGACTTTCAAAATCAATTTGCCTAAAATTATCTCGGTTTTCATGTTTATAGCCGCCGTCATAATAAGGATTAAAATTTGTAGACTTCGACAATAAACCATAGGAATTTCTTATATCGTCTTTATATGTCATTAACACGTCGACGCGGCATTTTATTAGAGTTAAATTTTTTCTTTCCATTGTCACTGATTCAATATAGTAATACCTATGCAACAAAGGAATATAACAGTAATTAAAATCGTAATATTCGCCTATGATACCTAATGACGGGTATTGAATATTGACTGCGCCGCGAAAATCGCCATTTACGATTGTTTGATTATTGATTATCTTGTCTACAACGTTTGTATCAGATATATTGTTGAATAATTGTAATTCTACCATATTATCAATCCTCTAGAGTGTTTACAAAATAGGCGGGAAAATAGTTACTATTTCCCGCCCGCAAATTTTAACCATACCACAAAGAATAGTTACTATCAATTCATACGCAACCCCCCAAAATATTTATGCGATAAAGAATACTATAAAGTTTTCGTTGAAGTCATTAAAATATCCCGCGTCGAATTTGTAAAAGTTATTGTAAAACTCGGCTTTTGCATTGTAATTCGTTGTAACTCTTCTTTCAAGGTTAGTTACACCTAAGGCGTCCCTGTCAAAAACAACCGCCAAAATCCCGCTTGCTTGCACTTCGACGTTAGAGCTTGTGTTAATGTGAATAGCCGATATTGTATCAAAGCTATAATCAATGCCGCTTGACTGCCAATAAGGTATCGTTTCAGCTTTTGGAAGTGCAGTATAATTATCATGATAAGTATCAGCTTGCAGGTAAATCGACGCCGCCGCTTTAAAATCTGTCAACATAATAACTTTCAGCATATCAGCGGGCGTGAAACGCGCTTGCTTGCCGATATTAAACAATGTGCTAATTTTCTTCATGCGGTCAATATAGAGCGTCATTGTCATAACGGCAAATTTTATAAAGTCTTTATCCCGCCATAAGGGGGTATTAGTACTACCTGCGCTACCAACTGTTAATCCTGTTTGCTGTTCATAGAGCTTGGCAAGATTGATAGCTTTGATACCGCTTTTCGCTGATAAATCGCCTAATGTAGGATTATTGCCCGCTGTCTTGTATTCGTCAAAAATCGTTTCAGCTATCATGTTGTTAATTGTCCTTTGAATCAAAGCGTCAATTTTAACCGTCATAGACTTTTCGACAGAATTATAGAGCATAGACAAAAAGCCGTTAAGTTGCGCCGCGCTTGAAAATGATTCTTTAACTTGACGCTCGGTAAAAGACAAGTCAACTTCAAACGTTACACGCTTATTGAAGAATTTCGCTGATACTTTTGGCTTATGAAAAACGTTAGGGGAATAATCCTGCCCGTCAACAAGTTGCCAACTATCATTTTCGCTAGCATCAGGAAGTTCAGCAGAAATTTTTTCAAGAATACTGCCATATTCCCAACTATCCATAAGTACCGAAGGTGCGCCGCCGCTATAAGCTCGGTTGACGAAAATAACCTTGCCGATATGATTTACAAGGCTTTTAACGTAATTGTCGACGCTTGCCGTGCTAAAAATTTCCTTGCCTGCGTCAATAACGTTTGATAAATCTTCGCTAACAATATCACTTTTGCCGATAATCTCGGTTGTGACAGTGTTAATTAGGTTAGAAATTTGATTGACTTCCATTATATCACGTCCCCTTAAATAGTTACTATTTCAATAAATCGCTAGAGTAATAAACTTGATAACGTCTTCGACAATAATATCACATATCGGCATTTGACGCAACCTTATTTCGCGTTGTATATATTCTTGTATAGGCGTTGCGCCCGTTATACCTTCTTTAGTATAGATTTTATCTCGGTTATCTTCGCCTATTCGGTTTGAACTTCCTGCCGATTTACTATTGCTATCGTCAAGCGAAGTATCATCTTCAGAATTAAAGCCCGAAATAAAATTTTGAATATTTCTAGAATCAGTGTTTTCAGTTCTATTATTTGCGGTTATTTTCTCGGTACCTGTTATTCGATAATCGGCAATAGGATTATATTCAATGTTTAGAGTGTTATTTATATGACGCCATATAGGCATAAATCTTGCCGATATAATTTCCCCTAACAGTTGAAGATTTTCTGTCGAAATATCATTGTTTTCAATAAGTTTACTAATCATAGGTGACAATAATTTTTCGCCATAACGATTTAACATTATAAACGCATAATATTTTTTCGGTGTGTTAAATTCGTCTAAGTCAACATAAGTTAGCGGGTTTTTCTCTAGAGTAAATACTTCGCTATATTTATTAATCATTGTCATTTTCCTTACTATCTTTCAATTCGTCAGTTTTATCATTTATAGCAGTCAATAATTCGCTTGCCGTCATATTTGAAGTATCAGTATAGTTACTATTTTCTGTATCTTCGACAGCTGATTTTAATTCTTCGATTGAAGATTTTTCAACGTCTAGAGTATCAGAATAGTTACTATTTTCCGTATTAGGCATTTCAGCATATATAGCTTTTTGCTTTTCATTTTCCATTTGATTAGTTAACCACGTTGAAGAAAATTCAACTGTTATATCAGTATCAAACATTTCATTAATTTCCTTTAGAGCTTGACGGCGGCAATTTATAAAATCGTCGACAAGCGGCAGTAAAAAATCGTCATTTAATTCAGCTTCATTTGAACTGATTGATTCACGTTTCATATTATAATTAGCGTCAAGCCCTATTTCGTTGAATAATGACGCTTTCAAATATTGCTCGGATTCTATCAGTTGCGATATTATTCTGCTTGCGCCCGCTGATATATTATGTGATTTAATTCCTTCAAAAAATGGCGTTTCAGCAATGGCGGCTAATTCCCCGTCAATTAATTTTTTCAAGAATAAATCTGCGCTTGCTTTTGTTCTATCATCTGGCGCGGCGATTATTGATAATACTCTAGCATTAATTATTGCTTGACGCATTGAAATTCTATTTTCGACAAGCAACAAAGAATATTTACTAAACAAAGGCAAAAGTCCTAATTCTAGAGAATCATTTTTTATCAATACACCTTCGACGCCTATTAAATAGTTATTATTTATTTTCAATGCAGGGTTTGAAACAGTGTAAATTTTCGGGCGATAATATTCGTCTAATTCGCCGCCCGCATTGCCCGAAAACACATATAAATTATTTTCGTGTTTTGTGACAAATGCATTTCCTTTTGTTTGAAGTATAAGCTCTAATTCAAGCGCGGGGATTGTCAAAGGCAAATTTTCATAATGAAACATTGACTGCGTTCTATTAAGCATATAGCCAATTTCATTTTGAACAGCTTTTTCTTTGTTCAAAATTATATCAGCAAATTGTAAAACATTTTCAAAACGCTTTGCCATTGCAATAATCCCCCTTTATAAAATTATTATCAATTATATCAGGTTGATTATAGACTGTCAACATAAATATTATTTATCATACGTCAAAACCATATGGAAAAATTTTATCGAAAAATAGTAACTATTTTCTTGACAGATTTTTAGCGCGGGTGTATAATGAGCGAGAATTACAGATAGTCAACTATTTAACCATACTACACAAAATGAAAGGCAGGTTATCAAAATGGAAAGGAATGTAAAAGGTATCACGTCGAAATTCGACAATCCGCTTGACGTTTACTTTGCAAGCTCGGCAAGCGCGAAAAAAGCTGCTGAAACTTCAAAGAATCAGCGCAACGAAAAACGCAACGCTTATATCGAATTGACAACTGCAAACGTCAATAGCTCGGTACACGTCGACAGCGAAAACCCTGCAACCGCGCATGAAGTCAACACGGCGGCAAGTTCCATAGAGGATACCGCGATTGACAATAACACGGGCATTATCGAAATTTCGCCCGCAACGGTAAAATCGGCGCAGGAAACAATTATTCTGCCCGCCGAATTGATACCCGAAATGTCACTGCTTGACGATTATACCAATTACATTAAAGGTATTCAAAATCGTATGAAAAAGGATTTAATGAAAATCTGCGTGGCATTGTTTGATATTAGAGCTAAAAAGCTTTATGAATCAGCGGGCTATAAAAACGTTGTCGAATACGCAATGGCAGAATTAGGCTATAGCCGTGATACCGTTAATAAATATATCTCGGTTGCAGAATTGTTTATCGAAAAAACGGGCGAAGGCTACAAGTCAATATTCGTCGACGCGGGCGAAAAAGATTTTACTGTTGGTGCTTTGATAGAGCTTTTGCCGCTTAGAAAAAATAATGACGCCGCGCAAGTTGCAACAGAAATGATTCAAAACGGCGAAATTAATCCCGAAATGTCAAGCTCGGAAATTCGCAAGGCAGTTAAGGCAAGGCGCGGTAAATCGTCGAAAAAAGATAGTAACTATTCGGCAAATGACGATAGCTCGGTTGACGAAACAAACGGCGAAGAAAACAACGTCGACGAAAACGAAATTGCGAAAACCTTAGAGCGTCAAAATCAAATTACCAAAATCAATGAAGTTTTCAAAACGTCCTATGACGCCGTAAAAGAATTGACGGGCGATAATACGGATATGGTTGTTATGTTATCAGCGCAACGCGAAATGTCAAAATTGGCAAGCTCGGTTGAAACTAATTCGGCGGCAAGCGTCGATAGCGAAATTGAACAGCTGAAAAGGCAACTTGCCGAAATGCAAGCGGAAAATGATAGACTTCGCGCAGAAAATACCGCCTATGACAAAACAGCACAAGCGCAAGCGAAAACCATTGAAAACCTTATGGCAGAAAATCACGGCTTGCAAATTACGATTGAAGGTTTGAAACAAGGCGTCGACAGCAAAGAAAAGCAGATTGAAGAGCTTAGCGCAGAAAATGACAAGTTGAAAGAAAATGTCGAAGTTGAAGAATCAATCGGCGAAGAAAAAGTTATCTCTAAAGGCGGCAAAATAATCGCTATCGTTAATGACAAGCTCGGTATCACGTTCAAATATACGAAAAACAACAATCACGTCTACTATCAAGGCGGCAAGCAAATTAAAAGCGAAGTTGCAAAAGAGCTTATCGCGCAAGCATACATTATCAACGTCGAAGGTTAATCTCTAGAGTAAAGGATAGTTACTATTCAATACGGCTAATCGACAGATACCGTATATCGGCGGCAAGATAATTTCAGCGTCGATACCATTACGGCGGCAGGGATTGATAAACAACTAAACACGGCGTCAATCAATAGAGCTATTGAATAGTAACTATTCTTAAAAAATGAAAGGCGGTTATAATATGTCACGTTTAAAGGACTTAGCAAAAAAATCTGTCACTGCCAATAATATTATGGCGGGCAGGGAAAAAATCTCGGTTGACGATATTATCATGCTGTACCCTAATGGCATTTCGATTAATTCTGTCAACATGGTAACCTATTTCGACAAAACAACCCGCGAAGATAAGAGCTATCCTGTTTTCGGTTTCAGCGAAGACAACGGGAAATTTTTCAGCGGCGGCGTTGCCTTGAAACGTATTGTCGATAATTGGTTAGAGCAATGCGGCGGCGATATAGCGGTTATCAATGAAGAATTGCAAGCCGAAAACGTCAAAATCAAAATGGAAAAAGTCAAGACTAATTCTAATAGGACTTTCGTTAAGGTTGAAATTCTTGACTAAAGATTAACACTCTAGACTTTGAATAGTAACTATTTCGGCGGTTGTGGTTTTGTCGAATAGTTACTATTCATTGTCACAACATGGAGCTTTGAACAATGGCTAAAAAATTTAAGCTTGACGAAAAATGGTATCAATACGAAAGGCAACAATTAGCGAAGGTTGCAAAAAGACTTTTTGAAAATGCTAATCGCCGTATTCGTAATATCAGAAAAAGCGGATTGACTTCGCCCGCTTATGAAAGTGTTATGTCAACGGGCGGCGAATTTTACGTTAAAGGCGCGTCGACAGAAGAGCTTGTAAAAGAAATAGCTCGGTGCTTAACTTTCCTTAATAGTAACGAAGGCGCAACTGTTCAATCTGCGCGGAAATACACAAAGGCTATTGAAAACATGCAAGGATTAACGCCGAATGAAAATAAAATTAAATGGGAAATTTACAATAAATTAAAGCAAATGTACCCTACATATTTTGCCGATAAATTAACACGTCGAAAATATGATAGTGATAGAGTGTTGCAAGCAATAGAGAATAAAATTATTGAAAAAAGACGCTCGGTTTATGGAGGTATTGGCGGCGATATGCCGGGATTTTCGGCGTTTAAGTCTAACTTTCAAAGTCTATCAAATTCACAAGAAAACGCCATCATGCAGATTATAGAATCAATAAGGCGTCGAATTGAAGATACAATAAATAATTTCATTGACGCTTATGACGGAAAAAATCTTAATTTTGGTTTTGTTCGTGTACACATTGACGTTGACGCAAATTAGAAAAAGACGTGCGAATAGTAACTATTTGCAACGTCTAAAACCACAAAGAATTACAAGGAAATAGTATCATGTTCAAATTAAATAGTAACTATTTTTCTCTAGAGGATAGAGAAAAATTCTTTGCTTTATCTATACAAGGCGTTAAGACAGTCAAAAATAATAAAAAAATCAGCTATTACAATGTACCTGCCGCCTTCGATATTGAAACAAGCTCGTTTTATGAAAATGGCGAAAAACGCGCAATTCCTTATATATGGCAATTCGGCTTAAATGGAAATGTGATTATCGGCAGGAACTTTGAAGAATTTCAATTTTTTATTTGTTGGTTGTCAAAAAAACTGCGCCTTGCCAAAAATTTAAGATTGATTGTCTATGTACATAATTTAAGTTATGAATTTCAATTTATACGGAAATGGTTTATATGGTACTCGGAAGAATTTTTAGCTGATAAGGAAAGACAACCATTAAAAGCCGTATGTGATTATTTCGTTGAATTTCGTTGCAGTTATAGACTTAGCGGTTATTCGCTGAATAATGTTTCAAAAAACTTGCTTAAATACAAAGTACCAAAATTAGATACTCTAGACTATGAAAAAATTCGTCACGAAAAGACAGAATTAACGCCCGCTGAAATGTCATATTGTATAAATGATGTGTTAGTTGTTATGGCGTATATACAGGAAGAAATAGAGCGTGAAGGCAGTATAGATTTATTACCGTTGACTAATACGGGACGTGTTAGAAAATACGTTAAAAGAGCTTGTCTAGGAAACAAAAACGAAAAACTAAAATTCAAGAAATTTACAAGTCTAATGAAAGAATTGACGTTGACGCCCGAAATATATTTTATGCTGAAAAGAGCTTTTCAAGGCGGTTTTGTACATGCAAATAGTTACTATGTTAATCGTGAAATTGAAAATGTATCTAGTTATGATTTTACGTCAAGTTATCCTTATGTCATGTTATCGGAAAAATTTCCTATGTCGAAAGGATATGACGTTACAAGTCAAGTAACAAACATGAAGAGCTTAAATTATTATCTAGATAGATTCTGCTGTTTAATTGATATTAAATTTATGAATTTAACGCCAAAAATCATGCAAGACAATTTTATCAGTGTATCAAAATGTATAGAGCTTATAAATCATGTTGAAAATAACGGGCGTGTTGTTAGTGCAGACGAATTAAGAATTATTATAACAGAATTAGACTTTTACATAATCAATCAAGCATATAGTTTCAATATTGTTGATATTAGGATATACAAAATGATTGTGTTCAAAAAAGACTATCTGCCGATTGATTTTGTTAGAGCTATCCTAAAACTTTATGGCGATAAGACAAAATTAAAAGGCGTCGAAGGCGAAGATAGTAACTATTTATTATCTAAAAGTATGCTTAATTCTTGTTATGGAATGTGTGTAACTGATATAGTTAGAAATGAATACAGTTATGACAATGATTTTCACGAATGGAATAAAGATTTTGCAGACGCCGAAAAAACTATATCAGATTATAATAATGAAATAGGCAGATTTTTATATTATGCATGGGGGGTTTGGGTTACTGCCTATGCAAGATTTAATTTGTTTTGTGCTATTGAAAAGCTCGGTAATGATTATATCTATGCTGATACTGATTCTGTAAAATTTATCAATCTTGACAGGAATAAATATATTTTCGACGAATATAACAAACAAGTAGAGCTTAAATTAAAACAGGTTGCTAAGGATAGAAATTTAGACTATGATTTATTCAAACCAAAAACAATAAAAGGCGTCGAAAAACTAATTGGCATTTTTGATTTTGAAGGTACATATTTGAAATTTAAGACGCTCGGTGCTAAGCGTTATATGTGTTATGACGGCAAAAAATTAAGTATCACTGTAGCAGGATTATCGAAAAATGCTAGTAACTATTTACTAGATAAATACGGCGTCGAAGGTGCTTTTAAACATTTTAATTTTGAAATGAAAATTCCCGCTGATTATTCGGGCAGGACAACACATACTTATATTGATAGTAACTATTCAGGTATCGTATTCGATTATAAAGGTGTACCGTGTAAATATGAATCACGCTCGGCAATACACCTTGAAAAAACAACTTTTGAAATATCTATATCGGAACAATACGAAAACTTTTTGAACATGTTAGAAGGATTGATTGAAATTGAAGAATGAAAAACTTAAATTCTATTCGCTGAAAAATATTCTTTCCAAAAATGCACAATACAATATTATCTTTGGTGAACGTTCAAACGGAAAAACCTATTCTGTATTAGAGTATGGAATAAAACGTTACGTCGAAGAAAACGAACAATTTGCTTTGATTAGACGTTGGAAAGAAGATTTTCGCGGCAAGCGCGGGCAGTCTTTATTTGACGGCATTGTTGCAAACGGGCTTATCGAAAAAATCACGCTCGGTAAATGGCAACAGGTTTATTATTATGGCGGCAAATGGTATCTTGCAAAGAATGACGATAAACTTAAAAGAATCATACATGACGATACACCTTTTGCCTATGGTTTTGCCTTATCAGATATGGAACATGATAAATCGACAAGCTATCCTAAAATTACAACAATTTTATTCGACGAATTTTTATCACGTCAAGCATATTTTCCAGACGAATTTGTTATATTTATGAATGTGTTATCTACTATAATTCGTCATAGAAATAACGTTAAAATTTTTATGCTCGGTAATACTGTCAATAAATTCTGCCCGTATTTTGCTGAAATGGGCTTGTCACATATTTTAGAAATGAAAAAAGGCAATATTGACGTTTATACATATGGAAATAGTAAATTGAAAGTTGCGGTTGAATATGCTGATTCTATTGCAAAAAGTAAACCTTCAGATATATATTTTGCCTTTGATAATCCTAAACTCAATATGATAACAACAGGGGAATGGGAACTTGCCATATATCCGCATTTGCCGTATAAATATACACCTAATCAAATACTATTTACATTTTTTATAGAATTTGCCGAAAATATAATTCAATGTGAAATAGTGCAAAATGATATAGACTTATTTATTTTCTGTCATAGAAAAACCACGCCAATAAAAGATAGAGAAAAAGACTTGATTTTTAGTCTAATTCCTTCGCCTTCGCCTAATATACAACGCCGAATTTTTCAACCTACTAAAAATAAACTCTTAAGAAATATTATAAGTTTATTTGCTAGCAACCGTATTTTCTATCAATCAAATGATATAGGGGAAATTGTTCGGAATTACATTTTGACAAGTGAAAAGAGTAATATTGTAATTGATTAAATAGTAACTATTTTCTATAGTCTATGCAAAGAAGGTATATTCTTATAACAGATATATTCTACTATTACAAGTTGCTATAGCTCTATAACAAATGATATATGAAAGTAAACTCGACGTGAAAAAAATCTGAATGGTTAGTACA